ATAAAATTTAGTCTCTAACTTATGACATTTCTCAGAATCAAATCTAACACCACGTTGTGTCATTTTGAAAATAACATGAATCAATTTACATTCCAAATCATATACTGTTGTAAGATTATCTTTAACAATTTCCCATGATAATTTTTCATGTAATTTATATGTAAGATCAGCATCTGCTTCTGCATATTCACCGACAAACTCTGCTGGTAATTTATACATTTCTGATTTAGCATCTACACCAAATGCATCAGCGGCTTCTTTAAGTTTTTGCTCATTCTTAAATTCACCTAAATATTCATGTACTATACTATTAAGTGTATATGAATATCTATTCTCATCTATAAGAGCTGCTGCTACCATGGTATCATGTACTCTACCTTTAACTTCTATTCCTAGAACACTAAGCCACCCAATATCATATTGTGCATTATGAAATATTTTTTCAATTGAATCATCTTCACATATAGATTTAATATATTTTACAATTTTATCTTCATCCATGTTACCACCACCATCATGGGCAATAGGATAATAAGCTTTAAAAGAAGCTGTTGCCATTGCAATACCAATAACTTTTCCTCTTTTAGCTGGCCACCCTGGTCCGTGTTTCATGAGCTCTGGATCACAAGTCTCCAAGTCGATAGCCGCACGTTTCTCTATACGTGGAAATTCTGTGGGCGCTACCCACTGTGAAGTTACTGTTTTAAATAGATCCGCTGTCATTAATTTCTCCTGCTATTGCTGCATAACCACACATATCAATGAAGTTATCCAAATTACTTTTCTTACCTTGGCTGTTTCTTGATATCTTCATTAATACCATCATCAATGCTACATCCTCAGCTGTAATATTAGCCATTGGCTTTAATTTTTTATCTAAAAATATATTCCAAAATTCTGCAATTTCTGCATGATTTCGATATGCATCTCCATGTGTGTCGTTCCTATCACCAGTGATAAGTTCTTTTGCTTGTCTAAGTATTTCTTCTTTGGTCATATTATAAACCCTCCATCTCTTTGTGGTTGTACTACATGTAGCTCGTTACGAGCACGTGTGGCTGCTACATAAAACACACGGCATTCATCATCTGAATCCTTTTCCATTGCTTCTTGTGACTTTCTTGATAAGTCTGTAAGCAACATTACATTATCTGCTTCTCCTCCTTTAGCACCATGAATTGTGCTTAAATGAATCTTAGGGTCACTCTTTGTAAAATCTTTATTTCTTGTTTCAATGGATCTTAAAAACTCTTTATCACGCGTACCAACTTTATCAAATGCTACGTCCCAAGGTCTCCCCGCCACAAGTAAACCGTGATGCATGACTAAATCTTCTAACTCATAGTTTTCTAGATTTGCAGTTCTCAAACTTTTATGACCACGTTCTATTCCTATTTCTGATGACATATAAGAATATATATCTTTTACTTCTGTTAATTCTATTCGTTCACCACCATTTAATTTTTTCCATGCAGCTGTAGCGTTTAATAGTTTTTGTGATATAGGTAAACGATTATTTCTTTTATAAAATAAACCTTGTAATCTTATATCTCTCTCTATTTCATCTAACAAATAATTAGTTCTTGCCATTATAAGCCAATTTTCATTCCCCACGTTTACACTATCAGGATAAGCATGATATTGTACGAAACCTTTAGTTTTTGTACCATACCACCTTTTAGGTATGCGGTTACGTACACGTCCTATGATTCTTTGTGAACAGTTTTGTATAACTTGTGCACACCTATACGATTGTTGTAACACTTCTCTCTCACCTCTTAATCTTATTAAATGATCTACATCTGCACCAGCCCATCGGTAAATAGCTTGATCATCATCTCCACTTACATAAATTTGTTTAGCATTCTGGCATATTTTATGAACCATACGCCATTGTAAAGCACATAAATCCTGCGCCTCATCTATAAAAACTACATCTAACTTTGGAATCATTCCAGATTCAATGTACATTTCTATCATGTCTGTAAAATCTAATATTTCTTTTTTCTTTTTAAATTCTTCGATAGAACGTTGAGCTCTCAACAATGCGTGCCAAGAAACGTCTAAATTAGAATCATTATAATGATGCTCTAAATCCATACATTTCATCCTTGCTAAATTTACTTCAGATAGGAGCTGGTTATCAACTGTAAACACTCCTCCGGAATCAACGCCATCAGATACAGATCCTAAATCCATACCAAACGTTTGACCAAACTCTTTGTAATTGTCACGCGACATTACTTCTGACTTTGTTAATCCTAATTGATTAAAAGCAAATGAGTGTAAAGTTCTAAAGTATGGAAGATGTTGTTCTTCTAAATTAAACTTCTTCATTGCCCGGTCCCTTGCTTCACTAGCCGCTTTCTTTGTAAAAGCTACAAATGCAATACGGTCTGGTGGTGTACCTTTAGCTAACTCTTGTTCCACTAAATTTAATAAGTTGTGTGTTTTCCCCGTACCAGGAGGACCTAGTATTATTTTAGTTTTCATTTCTAATTCTTTCCTCTTCTAGTCTATGACAAATAGCACATAAAACTATACATTTTTTCATCTCTTCCTTCATCTTTTCATATTGCTTCCAACTCGTTTTCCAATGTGATGAAACATTTATAATTTTATCTTCTCTATTCTCGTGATGAAAATCCAAACCCAAAGCTTTTTCTTTATACCCACAATGAGCACATCCTCGCTCTAATTTATATTCGTTTACTAATTTAGCTATCTGATCATATTTTTTCTTTTTCTTTATACGATTTCTTTCTTTATACTTCTCGTATGCTTCTGGGCTTCTCCAATCTCCTTTTTCTCCTTCACGATCGTATCGTTTGCCAACCCATACATATCCATCTTCTCTTACGTCACCAAATTTAAAACGGGGCACCATCAACCTCCTTTATGTCAAATGCTGAATCTTGTTGTTGATATGCAGGCACACCCCACACTCTAACTGTTCTACCTTTAAGATTGTACTTCTCACTCTTACCATCTAATCTACGCAAAGCTTGTACAAGTTGACCTGTGTTATAGTGAGTAAATTTATTACGAGTAAGATAATCTAAAAGATCTTTTAATCTAAACCAGGTGATACCATTTTCTGTCCAAGGTTTACGTAGTAATAATTCATCTCTATTCTGAGCCTGGGCACGGTCAGTACAAAACTCCTGGAGGAAAGCTTCAAATTGACCTGCCACAGACCCATCGTCAGAAACAGGAATTTTAATAAGATTAATAAATAATCTTTCTATATTTTCCTGCCATACTGATTGTTTTACAAGAGGAGGCATAGTGTTCAAAGAATTCATACATTTCTTTTGAAACTTTGTTTGTATTTGTAACTCCTCTGTTTGTAATTCCATACGTGCATCACCCACATTTAAAATCCACACAGGTGGATCTGTTTCTAGTTTAGTTAATGCACTAAACTCTAATGACGTGCCATTACCTCCAATTCCATGTTTACGCGTTTTACACACTTGTGTATTACAATAAGAATTAATTGGTGGTTCTTTACATCTATAATTATAATCTTTTTTCTCTAATTGTTTTTGTACAATTACCACTTCTGAAGCGGCTAAAGGCGGATTCATGTACTGTTGATTGTGTTTCTCTAATAATGTTTTCCAATTATCAGCATCCAACTTTCGTAAAAAAACACCTATGTTAAATAATCCGTTATTACGTGTTCCTTCTGGAAATCCTTGTGTACATAATTGTTGAAGACAAGGAGGACCATCAGGTATGACTTCATCAGATACCTTGATTGCAACTTTGTCTATATTATCTAATGCATATCTATTGTATAGTTCTATGAACTCCAGCAATGACGCTGCTGTTCCATCATCTTTATAGGCATATCTAGTTGAATTTTTGGCATTATAATATGGAAGATTTAAAAAATTTCCTAAGTCTCCTTTTTCTATTAATATGGTTGATTGTTTCGGAAATACTTCTACGTCCGCGTATCCTAACGCTGATGCAGCCTCTCGTAGCTTCGCTCTTATTAATTTTGCGGCGATTGGTTTTTTAAGAAATAAAAAAATATGTAATCCACCACTCTTGGAGCGGCAAGGCACTAAGGGTAATTGTAAAGTGCGAATACTATTTATTATTTTTCTGTAATCAATAGGATAAGTATCAATATCAATACAGCCCCAACGGGATGTATTATCAGCCATGATAGGAATAATACCCAAAGAAGGCCCTTCACCATCAAGGTGCGCCTGCCATAAGTCATCTGTAACAAGTTTTTTAACAATATAAGATTTACCCTCCTGCTTACCGTCAGCACGCTTCCCTTCGGATTGATGCTGACCATAAGCTACATCTAAACCTTCAAATATAGATTTGAATTCTTCCACTAAACCTCCAGTTGTGTAGAAGACGTTCCCTAAAAGGGTACGTCTTCGCTTTCTGTTTTGTTAGATTGAGGCGCTACTTTTGCAGGTTCTCCTTCTACGACAGGTTTAGCTTCGACATCTCCTCTTGATGCT